GTTTTTAATTTCCATTTGATCATCCCTTTCGTTAAGATTTGTATCGTCAGCGGCAGGAGCCGCGTTCGACCGTGTGATATTTGCCGGCATCACAGGAAGGCCGGCAGGAATGTTGTGCATCCCTTTGGTTGATAGCTGCACGCCATTGACGATGATGTGCTTGCCATCATCAGACAGGCTCATCGATATAGCGTCGTCATCGCTGATGACCTCATCAGCAAGTCCAGACTCGACCGCCTCATCACCAGTAAGCCATGTCTCAGCATCTACCAGACGTTTCATCTCATCGGTGCTGCGACCGCTTGCTTCGGCGTACACATTGATAGCCGTTTTATTGGCAGCGCGCAGCTGCTTGCTGACCTGTTGCAGGTCAGATAGCTGATAATATCCAAACAAAAACCCCATGGCCTGATGGACCATGAGGTTAGAACCGGCGTTGACCTTGCGGGTGTCGCCAGCCTGGAATATGATCGATGCGGCAGATGCTGCCAAACCATCGTTGATGGTTGTAATATTTGCAGGCAACGCTTTCAGGCGATTGTAGATCGCAAGCCCTGCATAGAGGTCACCACCAACGCTGTTGATATGGACGGTAATGTTATCCTTGGTTTTCAGCTCTTCCAGATCTGCCAGCAGCTCACTGGCGACGATATACGCGTCGCTCGTTGGCTCACCGGTATACCAGTCAGTCGGCCGCTCGGATACCACCTCCCCATAGAGGTCGAGGTTGGCATCATTGGTACCGGTCAGTGTGATGTTATATGCTTTCATCGGTTGGTTCTTCATTCTGTTCTTCACCCTCTTTCAAAAGCCCAATGTGTTCCTTTTGTTGACTTTCGTTCGCCGCGGCAGCAGGCAGAGATCTTTGTTCTCTCCAGCCCCGTCTGTCTTGCCGCTTCCGCTGCACTATGATAAATTTCTCCCGAGTCCAAACAAATAACAGGCTTACACAAAGGGTTTTCCGGACTTCTATTTTTTATTGCTGCTTTTTCCAAAGCACTTGCAGGGAGTGGTTTTCCTTTGTTCGTCTCTGATAATTTTCGTTTAGTTTCTTCTGTGTGATGCATTCCCTGATGTGATGTAGAAATTTTTCTTCGCGTTTCTTCAGATAAATGTTTTCCGTAATTTACGTGACGCTCTCCGGACTGAGCCAAGCTCATTTTCTTCCGAGACTCATCTGTATGTTTTTTGCCATAAAAAGGATTACCCGTCCCAGAATATTTTTCAGAGCGCCATTTACGCTCGGCTTCTGGCATCGCTCTTCCGGGTTGACCTGTTCCACCCGCTGTCTGGTTATACCCATCAACAAAGGCGTTCTTTTGACTAACCCAAAAGCGTTCCCGCTCCGATAACTGATCTGGATCACAGCTTTCTAACCTGACAAAAGAAAATGCAGATTCCCCGTAATAATTCCAATCGTTCTGAAGTTCTTTATTAGTGTGCTTACCATTACGTAACAGCCAGCGATGCTGATTAAATCTCTTTTGTCTATTTACTGCTTGACCGATATACCATTTGTTAGTTTTATTATTCACTATTCCGTATATGCCGCTCATTCACTAGCACCTCCAGATTCTACATCTCGACTTTGATCCACAGCATTCTCTGCCTGTGCATCCGGCGTTATCTGTTCTGCATCATCTATAAAATCGCTAGGTGTAGAGTTTGCGTTTTTTAAGAGCTCATTTTCAGCCACTAATTTCGTGGCATTCGCAACGTAATCACTGCCGTTGAGCTTGATGGCCTCAGCCTCTCTTGTTGTAAGGCCTGCTTCAATAGCCATGATTGCGGCCTGCACCTCTTTAGTCTGGTCAATCTGTCCAGCCGAAGGACCGATCCAGTCGGCTTGCAGATAGGCTCGGCGAACAAGCGGATCCGTGAGAAATCCCGGTGCAGAGATGCGCCCCAACGCCACGGCCTCTGTCAGCCACAGCTCATAAATCGGCTCGCAGAAATCTTTGACCAGCCACTCACGGCGCATGCGAAACGCCTTCCACGCTTCCAGCAGCGCAGCGCGGCTAGCGGAATAGCTGGAGTTGAAACTCATCATGAGAAGGTCAGCCGGAATTTCAAGCGCAGCCCCGACCTGCTCACACATCGAGCGCATGAACACATCAAAGCCGGTCTGCGGATGGGTTGGGCTGCCGAAGGCCACATCCTCACCCGGCAGGAGCATGTTGATCGTGCCTGGCCCCATCTCATAGGCGTTTGGATCGTCAGAAATATTGTCCTCGGGCACCTCATTGAACGGCATCGCATCCCCGCCGGTGTCGGTCTTGACGAACGCTGTGAAGAATGACTGCACAAGCGCTGCCATGAGTTCCGACTCGGTGTATCGGCGCATCTGCAGTAGCGGCTCCATGACCTGTGCCAGATACGGCACGCCGCGGTATTGCTCCGGCCGCTCACTGTCCATCACATGGAGGATGTTTGGCAGGTGTGACCGCCGGCCATAGGCCTCGACGCGCTGGAATACGGTAGGCGCTGTGGTCATCTGGTATGGGTAAGTGTTGGCCACGTAGTAAGCCGCGATGCGGCCATTAGGCTGCACCTCGACGCCATCATAGATGGTGTTGCCGTTACTAGCTTGGCCGGTGGTGTACTGTAGCGCCACGGCACTCTTATCCACAGGAGTGCGCACGCGGTCGGCTTCGATGAGCTGAACGCGCAGGCTGTATGGCGCAACGCCTGTCGGCGCAAAGCGTTTGATCAGCGCAAACACGTCACCGCTCATAAGCCACGACAACAACGCCAGTTGCTGCATGCCGTAAAAGTCGTTGACGCCGGTGGCATCGCAGGCATCCTTGCGGCTTGCCCACAAGGCAAACTCTGCCTCGGTGTGGCGCTGCCACTCTGTCGCCTGTTCCTGCGTCATCCCCAACACCTCAGCGTTGACGGCGCACTTGAGACGCAGGCCGCTACCAACAACGTTGGTGCGCACACGGCGTAACGCGCCAGTAGCGATCGGCGCGCCCATGTATAGCAGTCGTGACCGCTGGCGCAGCGTCCAGTTGTTGAAGTCGATGTCCTCGGATGGGTGGCCGCTGTCAGCTTGGAAGCCCTTGAGTGCTTTCTTGGCATAGCTCGCGCCAGCATCTGAGTAGCCTCGGTTGGCAATGTATGCGGTAAGTGCTTTGGTTCTGGCAAATCTTTGTCTACTCAAGTAATCACCTCCCTTGCGGCCTTGGTACGTTGTAGCGCCGTCTTATAATAGGTGGAGTCTGTTTCAAAGCCTATGTAATTGCGGCCTGTATTAATGCAGGCTACGGCGGTTGAACCGCTGCCAATACAGTTATCAAGGATAATGTCGCCACTGTCCGTGTAGGTATTTATAAGATATTCCAATAATTTAACGGGCTTCTGAGTTGGATGGTGGCCAGAATTTTTCCCGCGTGGGCAAGAGACCTCAATGACATCGACTGGGTATCTCATACCGTCGTTGCAGACGGTAGTGCTTGGATTGTAATCACCGTAATTATCCGTATCCTGCGAAGTATGCGCCTTCCTGATGTACGGTGTGCTTTGCCATTTCTGGGGATGATAGATCGGCAAGTATTTGTAGAACACAAGGATGTTCTCATGAGCCCGTAGAGGCATTCTGTTGGCATTCAAAAATCCGGTCACTGTCGGCTTTTTCCATATCCACTCATATCGAAATAGCTTCGGATTGCTTGCAACCAGCGTTGACGTAAACGGCTGCTGAGAAAATAGCACGATGGCTCCATGATCTTTGATAACGCGCTCATATTGTCGCCACATCTCATCGAGCGGTAGAACGCTATCCCACTTATTCTGCGTGGTGCCGTAAGGCGGATCACACAGGATCATGTCTATAGACTTGTCTGGAAGCCGCTGCATTCCGGCAATGCCATCCTCGTTATAGATCACATTGGTCTCTATAGCCTCCACCTCCTCCACGGCATTAAAAAAGCCACCCTATACGGCGGCTCATATATCTCTCGGAATGACGCCAACAGCTTTACGGCGGCCCCCGCCTACCAGCTGACTTTCCAGCTGGTCTATCTCAGACTCTAACGTCTTGATCATGTCCCATAATTCGTCCAGATCAAAGCGTGTCAGCGATCTGGAACCGATAGTGTACTGTTTTACTTCGCCATGTAATAACTTAAGATATGCGGCATATGCTTCTTCCAGCATCGCTTTCCGCTGCTCCAGGCGCAGTTTGATGGTTGTTTTACTGGCCATATCTGACCTCCTGTATACATGTAATCGTTGTTGACGCCACTTACGCGCCCAATTACCAGGCATCTCCGTACGCCTCACGGCGTTTGACGCGGCTTTTCTTTTTGACGGGCTTCTTCTCCGCCTGCCATTCGCCGCTTTGCGTCTTAATCTTGCGCTCGATGGCGTCCATATCGGGGTCCAAAATATACAATGCCGCGGTGGCGTAGTTGCGACAGTCAAGCGCCTCGTTGCGCTCATGCCCTGGCAGCTTGACCCACACATACTTGGTGCGCCCGTTGGTGGTTTTGAGCTCCTGCCGCTCGGACAGCAGCCCGGCAAAATAAGTGTAATCATATCCGGCACCATCTCTGCGCGGGAAGTGGCAGTATTTTGGCCCCGGCTCTACCACCCGCAACGACCCATTGAGGATGGCGGCCTTGCCAGCATCGACGCCAATGGTATAGAGATAAGTCTTGGCAATGGCGCGGCCATTAACGACGATATCAACCTTGCTTGGTGGTTTGGTATAAGGGATATCTTCGCCACCCTTGCCCTTGACTGCAAATACGCGCTTGCCGAGTCGTGCCCGGCATTGCTTATAGACCTCTTGTGTCTTATGGCCGCCGGAGTCAACAAGGGTAATGGCGACTTTAAGTCCGCGGCCGTTTTCAAACTTATACACGTGTTCAAGGTACTCGTCCAGCCTCAGCCACGGCGCATCATCTGCCGGGTCACCCTGGATGACGAATTTCTTAACGCCCCATGATTCCTGGTAGTGGCCCCAGCCGACAACCTCACCCTCGAGGCGATCGTCCTGCACGTCAACGCCACAGGTCAACAGTAGCACGCCCTCCGGCAGCTCGATCGGCGTACCGTCATCGCGTGTGCCATAATCCTCGCGCCTTGACAGCATGGTATCCTCATCTGCCAGGTCGCCGCGGTCCTCCCACAGCTCACCCAGCATGGTGTTGTAGACAACTTTCAGCCGCTGCGGGTCTTTGCGTGCTACCAAAAAGCTGTATACAACCTTCTCCCAGCTCTGCCACGGGCTGGAAAACGCGTTAAGCCAAAAAGACCGGTGACCG